GTAGCCTGCTATATCTTCTATTTACAGGATAAGGACACCATGCGCCGTTTAGTTTTCTCACCATACCTGACTTGTAAACTGCCATACGTAGTTTAGGAAAGTCACTAGGCTTTACATTACCATATCTAGTTTTAGGTGATAATGAAGACACAGGAAACTCAAACGCTCGTGTGTCATTTTTCGCTTGTCTTTGCGTAGTTACTTCACGAATATCATAGTCAAGTAACATTTTATTAACGAAAGCGTCTTCTAACGCTCGCTTTTCTTTGTAGTAATTATTCATTGTTCCAGCCATTTCTGTATTTAATTTTAAAGTAATCTTTTATTTCATTGCCTTGCTCGTCATATACACTGACAGCGTCGCCAAATAGTTCGTATAAATCTTTTTCTGTTGTATTTTTACCAAGTTTAATTGTTTGGTAAGCGTTGTATTGTATCGACATAGTTATTATTTTTTATAGTATACCAAGAGGTATATTTGTTAGTATTATTTATTTTAGTTAATAATGTTTTATTATTAAGTAGTATATTATTGTTTGGTAGAAATTTAATTGTATTCATAGTTGTTTTTATTTATTATCTATTAGTGATTGTATTTAGTTTGTAAACTCATCACTTGAATCTAATCTATCATACCAGTTATCTAATACCATTTGTATTTGCTCTGAAGTGAGCACAGTTATTCTATCATCTTTCATAGTAAGTTGTAAGTTATAGTTTCATATAAGTAATCTTGTATAGTTTCTTTATATTTATCTTTACAATCAGTTTCTTTATTAAATGGAAACTTAGTGTATAATTCATTAAGTATTTCTACTTTATTTAATTCTATTGAGTTAGTGACTTTACCATCTGGGTAAGTTACTAAGTTATATTTCTTGTCTTCTATTTTAAACATAGTTATTCATTTTATTGTATTTTATCTATTAGTATATTTAACTCATCAAATAGTTCTCCATAAGGTGAATCATATACATTATCTAGTGTGTAAGTCTTATTATCTACAGTGATCTCATACAAGTCATTGTCAGAATCTATTTGAAAGGATATAGTTTTAATCATAGTTATTTATTTAATTGTTAGTTCTAGTGTGAGTAGTCGAAACCCACCTCTGCTCCAAGACTAGATTGAGTAAAGAGTTATTATACTAACTCTTTATCTCTAAGTACTAATGGTATATTATTAGTGGCAGTGTAACTCTTGTATTTTAACCAACATGGTAATTTAGTGAGAGTATCTTTCATTATATTAAATACTTTATCATGTGAGTAAGTAATTTCTTTTCCTTTTTTATTAGTGAAAGTTATGTTTGTGTTTGTATTAAGAAGACTTTTTCTTACTACAAATCTTTTTGAAGTGATTGTATTCATAGTTGTAATTGTTTAATTTAATTTGTATAGTTATATTATCTATTATAGTTTGTATTTAGTTTGTAAAAGTATGTGAGTTGTTTATTCATTATTTTTATTGTAATAGTATACCACCTCACTTCACTCTATCTAACTCAGTAATTAGTTTGTATTATTTTATTAATATGTAGTATAAATCTAGATAATCTGTTTTAATAGTGTAATCAATATTATGTTTATCTAATGATTTAAGTGTTGAATCAAAGCTATCTATAGTATATTCAAATAGCATGTAATTCCATTTCTTATAATCATTTATATTAAGATTATTTTCTTTAAAAAACTGAGTGCAATCATTTACATAGTGTAATTCAGATTCAGCAGGTAATTTATTTAGTAGAGTTTTATAATCCATATTTTTTATTTTAATTTGTTATTGTTTAATTTATAGTATTATTATCTATATATAACTGTAGTTAGTTTGTATAATTAGTAGTATATAGTAAAAGGTGAAAAGTTTGTATGAAAAAAAAACAAAAGAGGGGGCCCCGGGTGACATATTGTCATTTTTGTTATGTCATTGTGTCATGTATATATAGTTGCAATACTCTACTTCTAATCATCTCACAACTTTTTTATAGTGACATTAGCCCTATATAGTCTAATAATAAGGGCCTATTGTCACACTACTTAAATACGAGTAGAAACCTGTAATTATTTAGATTATAGACAAACATGTTCAACACTAAACAACAACACAATGCCAGGATTACACAAGAAGCCTAAGGGATATGTATCCGCTGCACAGAGAAAAGCTGTACATGCTTCTAAAAAAGACGGAGGGAAAGGTAACCCTAATAAACCTAAAATGATAAAGCCTAAAGCAAAATTCCCTGATCTATCAGGTGATGGCAAGGTAACTAAGAAAGATATCTTAATGGGTAGAGGCGTAATAGATAAACCAAAGATGTTAAAAAAGAAAAGAAAGAACTATGCCTAACAAAAAACCACTTGGACACAGTTTACTAAGACTAGCAAGATTAAGAGACATAGGTGAAGGCGGTACATTAAAACGTATGGCTAAGTTTGAAGGATTAAAATCTTTAAAAAAACCTAAGATGATGCAGCAAAAGAAAACTGGCACAAAAGAATATGCTAAATATTTAACTGACCGTGGTTTAAAACCCTACGAGTTTGAATATCGTGATTACTTAGCTAAAGCCAAAAAAGATTCTCTTAAAAACAAAATAGATACTGTATACTATAAAGATGTTACTGGTCAATATTACCAACAAATAAAAAAAGCTGGTAAGAAACAGTCAGAAACAAAAATAGAAACAGATGTTGCAAAGAAAGCAATTAAAAAACAATTAGGTATTAATAAACCTAAGATGCTTAGAAAGAAGAGAAAAAAATATTGTTAACCTTAAAATTATAAACTGATGATGAAGAAAAAAGCTAAAATGAAAAAGCCTATGCTAAAGAAGCCTAAGCTTAAAGCTAAACCTAAGATGATGGCTAAGAGAAAGCCTAAGATGGGACACAAAAAGAAATAAGTGTAGAAATACACCATGTTAAACCAATTTAAACTTAAAACAATGACATACTTTTATTATAAGACCACAAAGACGTGGAATGGTCAACCACAATACAAACAAATGACAAACTCTGAGGAGGAAACTATTGATCTTTGGAAACATCTTTCAGATAAGAAAAACTGGAGGATAGTTCAATTACCCAATGGATACTATCAGACCGAATACAAAGACCCTCAAAATTGCGGTTGTAAAGATGACGACTGTAATTGCGACACTTGGTATGATGTCACTAGACGTGAAACGTTAGAGTCTGCTGAAGCAGCAATTGATGGTAGCGTTGAACATTACGGCAAAAAGTTAGAGTTCGTAAAAGGACCTAAAGTCGTAAAAACTTTTAAATAATAACAAATAAATTTAATTTAATGGAATATAATAACCCTAGTGAGATCGTTAAAGATCTTAATTTTGGCAATGATGCCAGATCAAAGGTATTAACAGGTGTGGACAAACTGGCTGCAGCAGTCAAGTCCACCCTGGGTGCCTCAGGTATGTGTGTAATATACGAAGACGCTTTAGGCTCTCCAGTGATCACAAAAGACGGTGTAACCGTAGCTGAATCGGTTGTCTTGATTGATCCCGTGGAGAATATAGGAGCTAAACTAGTTAAACAAGCATCGGCAAAAACTGTAGCGGAAGCAGGTGATGGTACAACCACATCAATAGTTTTAGCTGAAGCCTTATTAAATAACATAAATGATACAATTACTAAAGAAACTAATATCTCTATTAGAGAAATTAAAGACGGGATTCAAACAGGTTTGGACAAGGTTAATAAATTTCTTCAAAACGAAAGCATTAAAGTTGAAGGTAACCTTTTGGAGCACGTTAGCAGCATTAGTTGCAACAATGATGAGCAGCTTGGAAAAATTATATCACAAGCTTACAAAGAAGTAGGTAAAAATGGTGTAGTAATGATGGAAGAATCAGAGTCAGAGAAGACCTATTCTGAAATTGTTGACGGTGTACAGTTTGAAGCTGGCCTAACATCACCACATTTTACTACAAACAAAGACAAAGGTATAGCAGAACTTGATAATCCTGCTATTTTAATAGTAAATTCTAACATACCTAGTTTAAGAAAGATACAAAACGTGCTAGAGCATGTGATTAAGAACAGGCAATCACTGTTAATTGTAGCACAAATTGATGAAAAAGCAAAATCCGCGCTCTTAATGAACAAGATCAAAGGCAATATCAACGTAAATATTGTTGATTTACCTGGTTTTGCGGGCACAAGGCAAGGAACACTTGAAGATTTATCAATTTTAACAGGTGCAAAGGTAATAAGTGAAGAATTAGGCGATGATTTAGACTTAATTAAGCCAGATGTACTTGGTTCTGCGCTAAAAAGTGTAACAGATAACGACAGAACTGTGTTAACTGTAAACAAAGACACTGATTTAGTGCAACAAAGGATAAAAGAAGTAGAAAAACTACTAAAAAGTGAAAAAGACGGGCTACAAAAGAAGTTTTTACAGCAACGTCTTAGCATGTTAAGTGGCTCTGTGGGCATGATACGCGTAGGTGCTGTATCAAAGGTTGAGTTGAAGGAGAAGAAAGACAGGGTTGAAGATGCTATTTACGCTACTAAAGCTGCAATACGTGAAGGTATTGTACCAGGTGGTGGTATAGCGCTACTTAACGCAGCACAAGAACTAGAAAAAAGTAATAATATTGGGGAGAAAATACTAGCGAAGTCAATTAAAGCACCTTTTATCACTATAATGAGTAATGCTGGTATAGAAAACTACGAAACGCCCACCAACACTGGCGTTGGTTTTGATGTTATCTCGGGTAACAGTGTTGAAATGATCAAAGCTGGAATCGTAGACCCCGTCTTAGTTACAAAGACTGCATTAAAAAATGCGGTAAGTGTTGCAGCTACTATAGCTTCTGCTGATTGTATTGTAAGTAACATTAGAATAAATCCGTATGAAAGCAATTAACCATTATCTAGTAGTTAACAATATAAAGGAAGAACCTAAAAAGATCGCTGGCCTAGATATTATGGATAGTGTGGACAGTGACAATAGGTATGTAAAGGCTGAGGTTATTAGTATAGGTAACCTCGTTGAAGGCGTAAGTGAGGGTGATGTTGTGTATTATGATAAACACGCCGGGCACAGCATACAACATAAAGATATATTGTACTATGTTATCAAAATAGGTGATGTGGTATTAATAGATTAACCCAAAAACATAAACCCGAAAACTTATACCTAACCCGCTATTGAGAAATAGCATTAAATTTTGTTTAACACTTTAAATACAAAGTAATGAGTAAATTCTTATATTTCATGGAACAAACTGATGGTTTGTTTAACACAGCTAATGATTTTGTAGGATACCCTCTTGAGAGATTCAAGGGATTTAGAACTACAGACACGACTGAGTTACAAATGGAGTTTGATCCAGCATTAGGAACCGTGAATGAAAACAATGATACATCTTTTACTGCTGATACTGTTGGCTTAACAGTTACTGCTAATAAGCAAAAAGAAGCAATACAAGATATCGTTGCTGCAATTAACGCTCACCCTAACGGTGATCCGTTTATTGTTATCGCTGACGACTCAAACTCGGTATTTGCAAGTCAATACATTACAGGTTGTAGCATAACAGTTACTGCTGAAGCGTAATATTTTTAACAATTTAAATACAGAACAATGGATAAATATTTATATTTCATGGAAGAAACAGACGGTGCATTTGATGCAGCGAATGATTCTATTACAGTTCCACTTAAAAAAGTTAAAGCTTTCAGAAATACTGATACAACCGAATTTACTATCGAGCTACTCCCAATGTTGGGTTATGCTGATAGTAATGACGCCACATTAGCTGGTGATCAAGTGGTTTGCACAATTACCGCGAACAAACACAAAGAAGTGATGCAGGACATAGTAGCAAAAATCAACGCTCACCCTAACGGTGATCCAGTGATTGTTGTTTCTGATGATTCTAATTCTGTGTTTGCAAGTCAGTACATAACAGGTTGCAGTATTACAGTCACTGCTGAAGCTTAATGAATGAAGCTATCAGCTAGCGATTTACGTGAACTAAAAATTCTTAAGTATTACAGGCTCGTTCGTAAATGGGCCTGTAAAACTTATGAATTAAAAGACGCGGATTTAGAATTACTTATATATCTTGATTGTAAAGAAAGATTTACACGAGATGATTTTATAAATGGAACATATACATACTCTTGGGATAAACAACGCTGGGAACGTTTACGTAAAGCAGGTTGGATAGAAGTATGGAGACACCGAAACAGAACTACAATTAAATACAGCATTTTTAAGACATCATTTAAATGTTCACAAGTAATAAGCAGAATATATAGGATATTGCTTGGTGAAGAAGATCTACCAATATCAGACAGAAATATATTCTACAATAACAAATCATATACAGATAAAGTCTTCAATAAAGCTATTGACGACATGATAAAAGATAAAGACAGATAATGGCATTTAGCATGAAACCCATATATGAAGTTTTAGGACATCATAAGGACTCTAAGTACGGCGAATCAATAAAAATGGTTGACTTACCAGATAACGTTGCTGGCTATATAGATATGAACAAAACTATATTTGTAAACAAAAACCATCCGAAGAAAATTCAAGGCCAAGCGCTAAAACACGAAAAAGTACATAAACAACAGATAAAGTCGGGTGATCTTTACTTTGATGACAACAAATACATATTCAAAGGTAAAGAATATAAGATAAAAAATTTAAACATGAACAGCAAGGCATTACCATGGGAAAAGCCTGCATACAAAAAAGGAAAATAATATGGCAACATTAACACCAACATTAACATTTACAAGTTCTGATACAGCTAACGACGCGTTAGCATTAACAGTAACAGATTCACTAACTGTAACAACACCTTCAGAAAACGCATCAAGAATATCTATAGCTACAGGATCGGCACAAGCGCTTATCGCTAGTAACTCAAGCTTTCAATACATATATGTAAAAAACGAAAGCGGTGCTAACGCAACGGATTTTCTTCAAGTTAAGCTAGGTGGACACGCACTAATTAGATTAGATGTAGGCGAGTTTTGTTACATGCCACTTTATAACGGTCATGCTGTTACAGCTGAAGCATACGGTGGAGCATGTGTAGTTGAATACGCATATTGGACAAAAGGATAATGAGTAAGATATTAGGAAAATTATTTGGCGGCGCAGCTGGTAGTTTTGTAGATAAAATAGCTGGCGTTGCTGACAGGTTTATAACAACAGGTGCAGAGAAGCAAGCGTTTGAAAAAGAGATGACTAAAGTCTTGATTGACGCTGAGGCTGCAATGCAGAAAAACGTAACAGAAAGATGGAAATCAGATTTAGAACATGGAAATTGGCTAACAAGATCGGTAAGACCCCTTGTGCTAATTTTCCTTATTGTATCGACTGTCCTTATGGTATTTGTGGATAGTGGATCAGTTAATTTTAACGTCGAGCAAAAGTGGACAGACCTACTTCAGTTAGTATTGATAACTGTAATCGGGGCTTATTTCGGCGGTCGAAGTTTCGAAAAGTTTAATAAAAAATAGTAGTATGCCTAGAATTAGTAGAATAGCAAATGACACTGCACTAACAAATAGTGATAAGTTGCTAGGTACAGATGTATCTGGTTCAACTAAAAACTTTACGTTAGCACAGCTTGGTACTTTTACACAAGCAAATTATAGTAATGTAGATATTGCTAATGGCGCTAATAATAGGATAATAACAGCAACTGATGCCGACAGTTTAAACGGCGAGGCTAATTTAACATTTGATGGTAGCACATTAACTCTGACAGGTTCAGGAACGGTAAGTAATGGATTACAACTAACAGGCTCTCATTTAACCCTTGCAGATGGTGTTAAAGCTATTATGGGTGCTGATAGTGATTTTCAAATTTATCATCAACCTGGTACACATAGTCCAGATGGAGGTACAATAAATGTTGGATCGTGGATAGTGAGTGATTCAGGTAATTTATTAATTCAACAGTCAGATGCTGACCAAGATATTATATTTATGAATGATAATGGTAGTGGTGGTGATGCAATTTATATGACTTTGGATGGTGGAACAAAAACTGTAGACATAAATGTGCCTTTAAATGTTACAACGGACGCAGATATAACTGGTAGTGTAAAAGTAACTCAAAATTTAAGAAGAACAATAACAACAGTAACGCCTAGTAGTGGTGTGTCAACGATAAACTTAACAGCAAATGATAACTTTATTGTTAACTTAACAAACGAATCAAGCTCATTAGTTATGACAATAGCTAGTGAAAACGTGGGGCAGTCTGGTGTTATAATACTTAAAAACCCTTCAAGCGTAGGGTCATTTGCTATGGCAGCTTTACCAAGTAATATGCTAACACCAGCGGGTGCTAATGTAAACTTTACTACATCTGCAAACGACACATCAGTAATATCATACGTTGTAATATCATCAACTCAAGCATTAGTCAATTATGTTGGTGAGTTTTCATAACGTAGTATATGTGGGATTTATTTAGAGTATTTAAGAGGAGTACCTCAACGTCGAGGAGCACGTCTACGAACCGTACGACGCAGACGGCGTATTCTACAACAACCACATTTAATACATCTACAAGTACAACCACTACTTTCAATACATCTACAGCAACTACCACAACTTACAATACGTCAACATCTACGACGACAGCTTTCAATACTACATATTCTACAAACAGATCAACCAATACAGTAGTTAGCACTAACAGAGCTACTAATACTGTATACTCAACTAATATAGATACTACTACTACTTTCAACACTAGTACAGCTACAACTACAACTTTCAACACTAGCACATCTACTACTACTACATTTAACACATCTACTAACACTACAACAAATTATACTACAACATATTCTACTAACAGAACTACTAATACTGTTTTTGAAACATCATATGAAACTAGTAGAACAACAATATTTGAAACAACTAGAACTACTAATACTGTTTTCAATACGTCTACTGTAACACAGAAGACAACAAGCACGGTGGTATCAACTAATAGAAATACTACTACCACGTATTCTACTAATAGAGCTACCAATACCGTTGTTGTAACCAATAGATCAACTTCTACTGAGTATAGTACCAATATAGATACTACAACAACATTCAACACATCAACTAGTACTACAACTGTATTTACGACTACTATAACTACCAACAGAGCAACCACTACTACGTACAACACATCAACAAGCACTACTACAACGTTTAACACATCAACCACTACAAACACAGTGTTTAACACAAGTACGGTTACACAAAAGTCAACAAGTACAGTTGTTAGTACTAATAGAGCAACTAACACAGTATTTAATACTAGTACGGATACTGTTACGGTATTTAATACCAGTACAAATACAATAACAGCATATACAACTACATATGAAACTAATGTAGCTACTAATACTGTAGTATCTACCAACCGAGCAACTACCACTACATTTAACACTTCTACTGCCACTGCTACAAGTAGAGTAACTACAATAAGTACTAACAGAGCAACCACTACTACTTACGAAACTGATAAATCAACATCTACAAGTAGAACTACAACCATATCAACTAACAGAGCTACTAATACAGTGGTATCAACTAGTAGGTCTACTAATACTGTGTTTAATACAAGTACTAATACAACCACCGCTGGAAGTACAACTATATCTACAAATAAAAACACTACAACAACTTATAACACAAGTACTAATACAACCACCACGTTTAATACTTCAACAACAACTCAAACTAGTAGAACTACAACTATAAGTACTAATAGGGCAACTACCACTACATTTAATACTAGTACGTCTACATCTACAAACAGAACAACTACCATATCTACTAACAGGGCTACAACTACTACATATGAAACAAGTAAATCTACTACAACTGTATTTAATACGAGTAAGAGTACTACAACAACATTTAATACGTCTACCACTACAACATTCAATACCACAACCACGTACTCAACCAATAGAGCTACTACAACTACTTTCAATACTAGTACCACTACAACTTTTGGTACCACTACCACATATAGTACAAATAGAAATACGACTACAACGTATAATACAAGTACAAATACTACTACTACTTTTAATACATCTACTACGACAACGTTTAATACTACTACTACGTATTCAACTAATAGAGCTACAACTACTACGTTTAATACATCTACAAGTACCACAACTACGTTTAACACGTCTACAACAACTACGTTTAGTACTAGTACTAATAGAGCTACTACAACTACCTTTAACACTAGCACCACAACGCAAACTAGTAAATCAACCACCACTACGTTTAACACTAGTACTACGACACAAACTAGTAAATCAACTACTACTACGTTCAATACTAGTACAAATACGCAGACTACTAGAAGCACAGCTACAAGTAAAAGTACAGCAACAAGTAGATCAACGACTACTACATTTAACACTAGTACTAGTACGACAATCAGTACAAATAGAGCTACGACAACTACATTTGATACAACAACTACTTTTAACACAACAACCACATATAACACGAGCAAGAGTACTACAGTGCAAACATCTAGAACCACTAATACCGTGTTTAATACTAGTACTACTACTACGTTCAATACAACTACAACTTTTGTAACTACGTATTCATCACATATAAAATCTACCAATAGATCCACAGCAACTAGTAGAACTACAAATACTGTATTTAATACTACCACTACATTTAATACCACAACTACATACGCATCACACATACGATCAACAACTATAAATACTTCAAGAAGTACTTCTACAAATAGATCTACATCAACTGCTAGAACTACAACAATTAGTACTAACCGCTCTACAACTACCACGTTTGATACAACAACTCAGTTTACAACTACATATTCATCACATATAAGATCTACTAATAGAGCTACAGCAACTAGTAGAAATACGGCAGAATCTAGAAGTACTAGTACAACAGTGTCTACTAACAGAAGTACTGCTACGACAACCGGTGGTAAATCTTTTTCTCATCACACCGCGTTTGTGACAATTATTTCTACTAATAGAAATACATCAACAAGTAGAACTACTGAAACAACATTTAACACCACAACCACATACGATACAACGACCACATTTAACACCACAACCACGTTTAATACAACCACTACATTTAATACAACTACAACTTACAATACATCAAGAAGTACAACAACCACGTATAATACAACAACTACGTTTAATACAACAAGATCTACAGCAACAAATACAACTACAACATTTGTAACAGCATTCAATACATCAAGATCAACATTCACATCAGGTGGCGGCGGTGGTGGCTGTAGTAGAGGTTGTAACTAAGAAAATAAACATGTAATAATAAAAATATGTCAGGATACGAAAAACCGTCGGATACACAAGTCAATTATCACAAGGCAGACCTTACAGTTAGGGATAATGGTGATATTGTTTGGTTTAACCCGACAGCGCAAGAAACATGGGAGGTTATGATGGGTTGGGAACAGCCTATTATGGAAAAGATGGCAGAGGTGTGCGTTAATGAAGGTGACCATGTTTTAGAGTGTGGTTTTGGCATGGGTATATTAGCTACAGCTGTGCAGGCTAGAAAACCTGCATCACATACAATAGCAGAAACACACCCACAAATACAACCTAAGCTAGCTGAGTTTGCTTCTAATAACTCAACGGTAAGAGCCGTAAACGACAGGTGGTTTAGTTTAATGCAAGAAGCAGGTAGATACGATGTTATATTAATGGACACGTACGCTGATGCAGACTTACACCCAAAGTTTGCGTATTTTGTAAAGCAAAAAGCAAAGCAAGGCAGCAGAATATCATGGTGGAACTGGAGCGGTGGCACAACAGATCCATGGATGAAGTTTTATTGGCCAGATGATCATATTGATTTTTACGATGTTAACATTAATCCACCTGCAAATCAATATTTCAACAGAACTGTATATCACTTACCTGTATATACAAATCAAAAGCCAGCAACAGGCTATGGCGTGGTAAGGCAAGACGCTACTATTCATGTTAACAGTGATGATGCTGTTCCTATGTGGCAAGCGGTTAAACACGACACACTATTAACATCAGATGTATCAGGTGAAACATCAACAAAACAAAGAGGTGATAAAAATGTTTTTGTAATGAAAGCAAAAGGTATTTATACTATCAACTCTAATTTAAAAGCAACTGGCAACCAGCCTATAATAGCAAAAAGAAATAATACATGGCGAGATTTTAATGTAAATCAACTACTTGTTGGTGATAAGTTATATGGCGTTGCTGGTAATGAAATAGAAATAACACAAATAGATTTTGATGATTCAGATGATACTGTGTACGAAATATGTAAGATAGGCGTTAACTATAATTACTTTGTTAACGGTATACTTATTGGGGAAGGAGGTGTAGATAATGCCTAATACTACTACAACTTTTCAAACATCTTTATCTACAGATAGACCTACGTCAACAAACACAACTACAACTTTTAACACAACTAGATCAACAGCTACAAGTAAAAGTACTACCACTACGTTTACCACAACTAGATCAACAGCTACAACTAGATCAACAGCTACCAGCGCCTCAGTGTCTACAAATAGAACCACATCGGAAAGTAGATCAACGTCTACTAGCAGAAATACCACAACAACGTTTAATACTACAACAACGTTTAATACAAGTACTAGTACGGTTCTTGCTACAACAAAAAATGCAATATTGTGGAGATACCCTGATGATGCATCATCTGCCTCTGGTGCTATATACAATTGGAGTACAACTTCTACAATGTCAGACCCTGGTGCCGGTAAAATAAGAGGTAATAATAGCGCTGTTCTAAGTGTTACTAAACTGGCAATGTCTGCTACAGATGCAGATGGGAATAGCCAGTACAACGTACTTAATGCTTTAATGGCTAATGGTGGTAGAATTAGATTAAGAGACTCTAGTGATAGTGAAAATGTTTCATATGAAATAGAGGGTGGTACTGATCACACTAGTTGGTTTGAGTTTGATGTTAGTCAGCCTGTGTTACTTCCTATTGGTAGTGATACGCTTCCGTCAGCGGCTGGTATTTTTGACAACGGTAGACTTTTAGACTGTCACGCTGCAAGAACAGATGCTGGTGGATACAGTACTAACACAACTACAACGTTTAATACTAGTACTAATACAACTACAACCTACACAACTCTAACAACTTTTAACACCACAACAACATTTAACACCAGCACAATAACAAACAAACTAACAACTAGAAGCACCGCTACAAGTAGATCAACCACTACTACGTTTAACACGTCTACAACAACTACGTTCAATACTACAACAACGTTTAATACAACCACTGTTTTTACTACAACGTTCAACACTAGTACAATAACAAATAAAACAACAGCTACAAGTAGAAATACATCTACTAACAGAAACACAACTACTACGTTTAATACCACAACAACGTTTAATACAAGTACGATAACTAATAAAGCTACAAGTAGAAGTACATCAACAAATAGAACAACAACTATATCTACCAATAGAAATACCACAACAACATTTAACACTAGTACAACCACAACGTTTAACACAACTAAAAGTACTGCTACAAGTAGAAGCACCGCTACAAGTAGAAGTACTACAACTACATTTAACACTAGTACAACAACAGTAATTAGTACAAACCGTGCCACAACTACTACTTTTAATACAACTACAACTTATAACACAACCACAACATTTGCGACTAGTACAACTGTGTCAACAAATAGATCTACAACAACTACATTTGGAACTACTACAACATACTCCACCAACAGATCCACAACAACTACATTTGGAACTACCACAACATATTCTACTAATAGATCAACAACAACAGTGTTCACTACATCTACATCCCGCTCAACTACTATATCTACCAATAGAGCTACAACAACAACATACTCTACAAATAGAGCTACCACAACTACTTTTAATACCTCAACTGCAACCTCTACTAGCAGAACCACTACTATAAGTACAAATAGAGCAACCACTACTACATATAATACGTCAACAGCAACTAATACTGTATTTAATACAAGTACAACAACACAGACTTCAAGGACTACGACTATATCTACTAATAGAGCTACAACAACTACATTTAATACATCAACTTCTACAGCAACTAGTAGAACTACTACTATTAGTACAAATAGAGCTACGACCACCACGTTTGAAACAACAAAAACAACTAACACCGTTTTTAATACTTCGACTACAACGCAAACATCAAGAACTACAACTATATCTACAAACAGAGCCACTACTACTGCTTTTAATACTTCTACCAGCACAGTAACAGTATTCAATACCAGTACAACAACCGTGTTTAACACAACAACTACATATAGTACTAACCAAGCTACAACCACCACCTTTAATACTAGCACAACAACTACATTTGGTACTACAACTACATATAGTACAAATAGGACAACCACTACTACATACGAAACTACAAAAACTACAAATACAGTATTTAACACAAGCACCGCTACAACTCTCACTACTAGTACCACGGTGTCTACAAACGTTGATACTACAACTACGTTTAATACAAGCACAGCAACGGTAACTACATTTAACACTTCAACTACGACCACATTTAATACAACAACGACTTTTAATACTAGTACAGCTACTACTACAACTTTTAATACTAGTACTACAACAACTTTTAACACAACAACAACTGTATCAACAAATAGAGCAACAACTACTACTTTTAATACTAGTACAGCTACCGTTACTGTATTTAATACATCAACTGTAACACAAAAAGCAACTAGTACTGTAGTTAGTACAAATAGAGCAACAAGCACGACAGTATCTACAAACATCGATACTACTACAACTTTTAACACATCAACCAACACTATTACAGCGTATACAACAACATATTCAACTAATGTAGATACTACAACAACTTATAATACTACAAGAGGTACAACAACTGCTTATAATACAAATACTAGTACAACCACTGTATTTAACACATCAACAAGTACTAGTAAAGCTACAAATACAGTAGTGTCAACTAATAGAGCAACTAATACTGTGTTTAATACGTCAACAAATACAACAACGGTATTTAATACAACAACAGCTACGGTAACAACGTTTAACACTAGCACAGCTACTACAACCACTTTTAACACGAGTACTAATACTATAACTATATATAGTACAACATACGAAACAAACATTGACACGACTACTACTTTTAATACGTCAAGAACTACAATATTTATAACTACTATAAGTACAAATAGAAATACAACAACGGTATTTAATACAAGTACTGTTACGGAAAAAGCTACAAGTACTGTTGTGTCAACTAACAGAGCCACTACAACTACATATGAAACAAGCAAAGCTACCAACACTGTAGTATCAACAAACAGAAGTACTAATACAGTATTTAATACTACCACTGCTACAACCACTACGTTCAATACTACAACAGCAACTGTTACTGTGTTTAACACTACAACTACAACAAACAGAAGTACAACTACAACTTACAACACTTCAACTAACACAACAACGGTAGTATCAACTAATAGAGCTACTACAACAACTTACAGTACCAACAGAGCAACTAATACTGTTATAAGTACTAACACAGTATTTAACACAACAACGACATTTAACACTACTGTATCTTTTTACAATACCACAAGAGCAGATTACAATACTGATAGGGTAGACTACAACAGCGTTGGCACCTAGTTAGAAAAGATTAAAAGTGTGTAATAGTATATAAAGAAATTTAAATTTAATTTAATAATATGGAAATGTTTAATAGGAAGGTCCTTAAAGAAAGAATAGGGCACCTTCAGAAAAATGATAAGCTCGACTACTTAGAGCAAGTAGAAGGCTACGTTATACGAAAGTGTAGCGAAAACGGAATAGAGTATGCTTATGATGTAATGGCAGAGGAAATGCCTTACTTTAAAACAATGGCATATACAGAGTTGGCAACGTGTTTTTATTTACAGCCAATGAACTTCAAAATAAGAGACGCACAATTACCAGATGCGTTTAATGATAAAGATCATGAAGTTTTAGATTATGCTTCTTATTTTGTAAGCAACATAACAGATAATACAGCCAACAAATACAAAGATAGATTAGATGACTACAGAAAGTGGCCAGCTAAAGATTACTTAGTAATACTTCCAGGTTCAAACAAATTAAAAGACAGATGTTGTTTGAATAAAATGAGGCATATACAAAGAACACATAAAGGTAACGTTTTATTTAAGCCACATCCGATAACAACTCATCAGATAATTGGTGAAATGAAAGATTTGTTTGGGCAGGAAAACGTATTGCCAAGAGAGATGGACATGTATTATTACATACAAAAGTCTAAGAAAGTTTACACAACGCATTTAAGTGAAAGTGCTGTATATGCAAGTGTGTTAGGTAAAGACATAGAACCATTTGATGTATGGAACAATATATTTTATGGATCTTTTTATTGTGTTAGTAATCATTTATTTGATAACAAGCATGATGCAAGAAATTATATCAACAAAGTTTTTTCAAGTCCTAAGTCAGGAGTTATATGTCCTAGGATAGATAAAAACTGGAAACAAAAAGTTGATAAGTACTTTGAGTACATAACTACTAAAAGAGACAAGTATAAAAACTGGTTTATTGATAGTAGAAAACCAAAAAATAAAAAATAAAATTTAATATAATGAAAATAAAAAAAGACGAATTAAAAGAACTACAAGGAAAAGTTTCAAATATAAACCAAGCTAAACTTAGACTTGGTACTTTAGAAACACAAAAGGTAGTAATAGCACAAGCTATTATAAATTTACAGAGACAACTAGAAGAGTTTCATCAGAAGATGGATGTGTTGTACGGTAACGGTGATAAGTTGAACATTGATGTTAACTCAGGTGAATATCAAAAAATAGAGGAAGATGAAACTAATACGAAAAATTAGTGTTGGCAAAGATTATAAGAACGATGCTATGCACTACTCTGTAGGTCAAGAGGTTTATGGTGGGCACACTATTTGTAATATCATAGATGGTAAAGACAAATATAGTGTGTTTATTAAAAAAAATGAAGACGTATTACCATGGAAAGACTTTAATAAAAACATGGCAATATCAGTCGAGTATAACCTAGAGTATTGAGAGGTTTATTTGACTTTATCATAACACCAAAAGGTAAACGCTATAACAACACTAAGCAGGTTGGTGATACAGAACTTATATTAAATGCTTCAATTGAAGATCATTTAATGATAAATAGAACTGGTATTGTAAAAGCGTTACCTAGCGTTGGTAAAACTAATATACAAATTGGTGATGAAGTAATTCTTCACCATAATGTATTTAGAAGATGGTATGACGCTCATGGTAATGAAAAAAATAGTAGAAGCTTTATAGATGAAAATACATACTGCGTATCTAGTGAACAGATATTTTTGTATAAACATAAAGATGAATGGCTAGCACCAGATGAATATTGTTTTGTTAAGCCAATAAAATCACGTGATGATTTTGATAATGATAAAGAACAGCAATTAGTAGGTGTTTTAAAATATTCAAATAACTCCTTAGAAGCGTTAGGATTAACAGAAAATACCTTAGTGGGTTTTAGTCCGTATAGCAAGTTTGAGTTTGTTATAGATCGCGAGAGGTTATATAGGGTATTAACTAATTCAATTACAATTAAATATGAATATCAAGGACAAGAAGAAGAATATAATCCAAGCTGGTTATAAGGCGGTTGATGAATTAATTAAAGTTGCCAAAGAAGAAATAGTAGACACAGACGAAGACATATCAGCTGACAGATTAAAAAATGCAGCAGCGACTAAAAAGCTTGCTATATTTGACGCGTTTGAAATATTAAATAAAATACAAGACGAACAGAATATGCTTGATGGTGTGGTAAAAGAAGATAAACAAGAATCTTTTGGTGGTTTTGCAGAAAGAAGATCTAAGTAATGTACGAACAAACATTATATAAAGTTGTTCAACCGGTTAAGTTAACTACAGTTAATAGGTTAAACAAAAGTAAAAAGTGGAAGTACGGGTATAATAAAGAACATGATATTGTTGTTATATCTAAAACAGGTATGATAGGTGATATAGTAGAAATACAAAATTTACAAATAGCACTACCTAAACAACCAAAAAAAATACATAAGTTTGAAGAAGATAAATGGCAAGTAACACCATATCCAAAAGAACTTAATAGGATAAAATCAATATTTGATTGGAGAGATTATCCCGATGAATTTAAAAACAAATATATTGATTATATAGAGGATGAATTTAAAAGAAGAGAAAGCGGTTTCTGGTTTTATAACAAGGGTATTGCTACTTATATTACTGGTACTCACTATATGTACCTCCAATGGTCAAAGATTGACGTTGGACACCCTGACTTTAGAGAAGCAAATAGATTATTCTTTATATTCTGGGAAGCTTGCAAAGCAGACACAAGAGCGTATGGCATGTGTTACCTTAAAAACAGACGATCTGGTTTTTCATTTATGGCCTCAGGTGAAATCGTTAACCTTGCCACAATATCATCAGATGCAAGATTCGGTATATTATCTAAGTCTGGTGCCGATGCTAAAAAGATGTTCACAGACAAAGTTGTTCCAATATCGGTCAACTATCCTTTCTTTTTCAAACCTATACAAGATGGAATGGACAGGCCAAAGACAGAGCTGGCATACAGAGTACCAGCATCTAGGCTTACAAGAAAAAAGCTTACCACAGCTACCAGTGATCAACCAGAAGAACTTACCGGTCTTGATACGACTATCGATTGGAAAAATACCGGTGATAATTCATATGACGGTGAGAAATTAAAACTTCTTGCTCATGATGAATCAGGCAAGTGGGAAAGACCAGATAATATATTAAATAACTGGAGGGTAACTAAAACAACTCTAAGGTTAGGTAGTAGAATTATAGGTAAATGTATGATGGGTAGTACTTGTAATGCACTAGATAAAGGTGGTGATAATTTTAAGAAATTATATTATAACTCTGACGTAACTAAAAGAAATAAAAATGGCCAAACAGCTTCAGGACTATATTCGTTTTTTATACCAATGGAGTGGAACTATGAGGGATTTATGGATGAGTATGGCTTACCTGTGTTTGATACACCAGATAACGAGATCAACGGCCCACACAATGACATTATTGATACTGGCGTTATAGATCACTGGCAAAACGAAGCAGATGGGTTAAAAAATGATCAAGACGCGTTAAACGAGTTTTACAGACAGTTTCCAAGATCTGAAGAACACGCTTTTAGAGATGAAACAAAGAATAGTATATTTAATCTAGTAAAAATATACGAACAAATAGATTACAACGAAGAAACAAACCAAGGTGTATCTACTGGTAATTTTCAGTGGGTTAACGGAGTAAAGGATTCAAACGTACAATTTTATCCAGATCCAGGTGGTAGATTTAAAGTTAGTTGGGTGCCGCCACCACACTTGCAAAATAAAGTAATTGACAAAAATGGAACTAAGTATCCAGGCAATGAACATGTGGGTGCTTTTGGTTGTGATAGTTATGATATATCAGGTACTGTAGACGGTTTAGGATCTAATGGCGCTTTACATGGATTAACAAAGTTTAGTATGGAGGACGCACCTCCTAGTCAATTCTTTTTAGAGTACGTGGCTAGACCAGCAACTGCTGAAATATTTTTTGAAGATGTTTTAATGGCATTAATATTTTATGGCATGCCAATACTTGCAGAAAATAATAAACCACGTTTATTGTATCATTTAAGAAGACGTGGTTATAGAGGTTATTCAATGAATAGACCAGATAAAGTTTGGAATAAACTATCAACCACAGAGAAAGAAATAGGTGGTATACCAAATTCTAGTGAAGATATAAAGCAAGCTCACGCGGCAGCTATTGAAACTTACATACAACAAAATGTAGGTTTAAAGTCAGATGGAGGTTGTGGTAACATGTATTTTAACAGAACACTAAATGATTGGTCGAGGTTTGATATTACTAAGCGTACTAAGTTTGATGCTACTATTAGCAGCGGGCTTGCTATTATGGCATGTAATAGACACCTTTATCAGCCGAATAAAAAGATTCAAAAAGCAAAAGTAGACTTAAGTTTTTCAAAGTATAATAACGACGGTTTTACTTCACAAATAATAAAATAAAAGATGAACACAAAAAGTGCACAAAATTATTTTCCAAGTCAAGTAGTAAGTGACCAAGAAAAGAACAGCTACGAGTACGGATTAAAAGTAGGTCAAGCAATTGAAGCTGAATGGTTTGGTAAAGACTTTAATTCTAATAGATTTAGTTTAAACCAACAAGATTTTCATAAGTTAAGATTATATGCAAGAGGCGAACAATCAGTTCAAAAATATAAAGATGAATTATCAATTAACGGTGATTTATCATATCTAAATTTAGACTGGACACCAGTCCCCGTAATTCCAAAGTTTGTTGATATTGTCGTTAATGGTATAGCAGAAAGGGCTTATGATATTAAAGCGTATTCTCAAGACCCATTTGGTGTTCAGAAAAGAACTGAATATATGGAGTCAATAATAAGAGACATGCAAACAGCAGAGTTTCAAGACGAGGCTATAAATCAGTTTGGTATTAATCTGTATGAAAACGACAAAGCAGAATTACCTGGTTCACAAGAAGAGCTAGAGCTTCACATGCAATTAACTTACAAGCAATCAATAGAGATAGCAGAGGAACAAGCAATAAACGTTTTATTTGATGGTAATAAATATGATCAAACATTAAAAAGATTATATTATGATATAACAGTACTTGGCATAGCTGCCGTTAAAAATAACTTTGATACATCATCAGGCATAACAGTTGACTATGTTGATCCCGCTAATTTAGTGTACTCATACACTGAGTCACCGTATTTTGATGATATATATTATTGCGGTGAAGTAAAAAACATACCTATAAATGAGTTAAAAAAACAATTTCCACAATTAACAAATGAAGATTTATCGGAAATAGAAGATCAACCACATCAAAGCGCATACGCGGCAAATAGATATAGCTCAGCATACAACGATAATAATGTTGATAATAACATAGTTCAAGTATTATACTTTAATTATAAAACTTATAACAATGAAGTGTATAAGTTAAAACAAACAGGTACAGGTGGTTCAAAGGCTATACAAAAAGATGATTCATTTGAGGCGGTGGGCGAAGTACCATTTGAAAAATTATCTAACTCACTAGAGGTTTTATATGAAGGAGCTTTAATATTAGGTACAAAGAAATTATTAAAATGGAATTTAGCTAAAAACATGTTAAGACCTAAAAGTGATTATACTAAGGTCAAAATGAATTATGCTATACATGCACCAAGGATATATAAAGGAAAAATAGAATCGTTAGTAAAAAGAGTAACGGGTTTTGCCGATATGATACAGTTAACTCACTTAAAGTTACAACAGGTTATGTCAAGATTAGTACCTGATGGTGTTTATTTAGATGCTGATGGTTTAGCTGAAGTTGATTTAGGTAATGGCACAAACTATAACCCACAAGAAGCATTAAATATGTTCTTCCAAACTGGTAGTATAATAGGTCGATCAATGACACAAGAGGGTGACCCTAATCCTGGTAAAGTTCCTATACAAGAAATATCAAGCGGTAGTGGTGGTCAAAAGCTACAAAGTTTAATAACCACGTACAACTATTATTTACAAATGATAAGAGATGTTACTGGATTAAATGAAGCTAGAGACGCTAGCACACCAGACTCAAACGCTTTAGTAGGTGTACAAAAACTAGCAGCTGCAAATTCAAATGTTGCAACAAGGCATATATTACGAGGTGGTTTATTTTTAACATCAGAACTAGCAGAAAACTTATCACTAAGAATATCAGATGTTATAGAGTACTCACCAACAAGAGATGCATTTATACAAGCAATTGGTGCACACAATGTAGCAACATTAGCAGAGCTAAGTGAATTACACTTATATGATTTTGGTATATTCTTACAGTTACAACCTGATGAAGAAGAAAAACAATTATTAGAAAACAATATACAAATGGCTTTACAAGCTAATAGTATAGAGCTTGAAGACGCAATTGATATTAGAGAGGTTAGAAATATAAAACTTGCAAATCAATTACTAAAGTTAAGACGTAAAAAGAAAATAGAAAGAGATCAAGCTATAGCACAGCAAAACATACAGCAACAAGCTCAAGCTAATGCACAAGCGCAACAAGTTGCCGCTCAAGCTGAAGTTCAAAAACAACAAGCTATACAAGCATTGGAATTACAAAACAACGCACAGCAAGCTGAACTTGATGCTAATAAATTACAACTTGAAGCTGAACTTAAAAAACAATTGATGGAGCAAGAGTTTCAGTATAACTTACAACTAAAGCAAGCTGACAAACAAACCGCAAGGGCTATGGAAGAAAATCGTGAAGATAGAAAAGATACAAGAGTTGTGATGCAAGGCATGGAGCAAAGAAAAACTGCCGCGTCAAAAAATAAAAATTTTGAATCTTCGGGTAATGATATAATAAGTGGGGATATTGGTTTAGGAAGATTTGAACCAAGTTAATGTTTAACAAATAAATAAATAATAATGGCAATAGTAACTAATGATTGGACTGGTAGTATAGTAGCATCAAGATGGGTTGATGATACAGCTGCTGAAACACCTGGTAGAGGAACTTACTTTTGTGCTATTGAGTGTATTACAGCTACTACGTTTACTGCATTAATATCTGAAAAGATAGATGATGATAGTGATGGTGAAGCTGCAGATGTAAGTGTTTACATAAACACAGAAGGAACAGATGCAGGTACAGCTATAGTAACTGGTGATACTTTTCCAGTTGGTACAATATTATATGGTAAGTGGACTTCATTTACTTTAAATAGTGGATCAGTAATAGCATACGAGTGTAAATAAGAAATTGTACGAGAGTACATATGTTTAATTTTATAATATTATATTATGGCAAAAGATGAAAACGTCAAGATAGACGAAAAAAACGCCGAGTCACCACAGGGTGATGCTAAGGTAAAAAAGCCTCGTCTTAAAAAATTTCAACAAGATGATACACCTATAAAGGTAAATCTTGCTGAACCAAAACAGGAAGAGGTTAAAGAAGAACAACCTAAAAAAGAAGTGAAACAAGAGGAAACACCTGTTGTTGAAGAGATAGTAGAAAAGAAAGAAGAAGAGGTTGTTGAAGAAAAAGAAGCGCCAGTTGTAGAAGAAATAACTGATGAAGAGGTAGAAGAGAAGGTAGAAGAAGCACAAGAAGCAGTTGAAGAAGCGATTGAAGAAGCAGAAAAAACTGGAAAAGAGTTACCAGAAAACATTCAAAAGCTTATGAAGTTTATGGAAGAAACTGGTGGTGATCTTGAGGATTATGTTAAGTTAAATCAAGACTATAGTAAGTTTGATGACACAGCGTTATTAAGAGAATACTATAGACAAACTAAACCACATTTATCAAGTGATGAAGTAGATTTTTTAATGGAAGATAACTTCACTTACGATAATGAGGCTGATGATCCAAAGGATATCAAGCGAAAGAAATTAGCGTTTAAAGAGCAAGTTGCCGACGCTAAAGCCCAATTAGACAGGCAAAAGTCTAAATACTATGAGGAAATTAACGCTGGTGTTAAGTTAACACCTGACCAACAAAAGGCTGTTGATTTTTTTAATAGATACAATGAAGAACGAAGTAAGCAGGATAAGATTGTAGAAAAACAAAAAACTACATTTGATCAAAAAACTAAAGACGTATTTAATAAAAACTTTAAAGGTTTTGAATACAGCATAGGTGAGAAAAGATTTAGATTTAATGTTAAAGATGCAAGTAATGTCAAAGAGCAACAAGGTGATATTAATAATTTTGTTAACAAATTTGTTGACAACAAAAGTAATACCATATCTGATGCAAAGGGATATCACAAATCTTTGTTTACAGCAATGAACGCTGACGCTGTTGCGAATCATTTTTACGAACAAGGTAGAGCTGATGCTATAAAAGATAGTATCGCAAAAGCAAAAAATGTTAACATGGATCCTAGACAAGGTCTTGGTGAAGTTGAAGCAGGAGGCCTTAAAGTAAAAGTTTTACAAGACAACGATATGAGTTCATTTCGTTTTAAACCAAAATCGAAATAAATTTTAACAATTATAAATATAAATAATTATGGCAGCAATTACTCCAACAGGTGGATCGTCGTTAAATAGCGTACCTTCACCAGTTAAAGCGGCGATAACTACTAACTATTTGGATTTTACATCTGGTAGTAATGACTGGTCTCAGCAGTACTTACCTGATCTAATTGAGCAAGAAGCAGAAGTATATGGTAAAAGAACTATATCTGGTTTCTTAGCAGCAATTGGGGCAGAAGAGGCAATGAGCTCAGATCAAGTGGTTTGGACAGAACAAGGTAGGTTACACCTTTCGTACAAAGTAACAGCATACGCAACAGGATCCAACAGTGGTGACCTTACTTTAGGTGCGGCTCCAGGATCAAGTGCATCTGCAGCAGCTACTCACGGTATCAGAATTGGTCAAACAGTTCTAGTATCTGACGGTCAAGCTAACGCAGTAGTATTTAGAGGATTAGTAACTCACTTACCAGCAGCTAACAAAATCACAGTAGCTCCTTATACAACAGGTGATGCTTCAGGTGATATTGCAGACGTTTCAGGTATCAACACAACAACTCTAGGCTCAAGCGGTAGAGTATTTGTTTATGGTTCTGAGTATGGTAAGGGAACAAACGGTATGGGTAACGACTCAAGTAATAACCCAGTTATGCCACAGTTCACTACGTTTAACAACAAACCAATTATCTTAAAAGATCATTATTCAATTTCTGGATCTGATACTTCAAGAATCGGTTGGGTTGAAGTTGGCGCAGAAGACGGAACTTCAGGATACTTATGGTATCTAAAAGCAGAAGCTGAAACTAGATTAAGATTCGCTGATTATCTTGAAATGTCTCTTTTAGAGTCAGAAAAAGGTACAGTAGGTGGATCAGTAGCTGATAATTCAATCAACGGTGCAGGAGAATCATTCGGTACTGAAGGTTTATTTAAAGCTATCACTGCAAGAGGTCATGTGACTTCAGGTATTGCAGGAACTAGTGCAGCAGATGATTTAGGATCTTTTGATGAGATTCTTAAAAAGTTTGACGAGCAAGGTGCTATTGAAGAGTACATGCTTTATTGTAACAGAACAGTATCATTAGCAATTGATGATATGTTAGCAGCTCAGAACTCTTACGGGTCTGGTGGTACATCTTACGGTGTATTCAGCAACTCTGAGGATATGGCATTGAATTTAGGTTTCTCTGGATTTAGAAGAGCATCATATGACTTCTACAAATCAGATTGGAGATACTTAAACGACGTATCATTAAGAGGTCAAGACGCTTTCAATGATGTCAGAGGTGTTTTAATTCCAGCTGGTACTTCAACAGTATATGATGAAGTAGTTGGTAGAAGCATGAGGAGACCTTTCTTACACGTAAGATACAGAGCTTCTCAAACTGATGACAGAAGAATGAAAACATGGATAACAGGTTCAGTAGGTGGAAACATCACATCTGATCTTGATGCTATGGAAATCAACTTCTTATCAGAAAGATGTCTAGTAGTACAAGGAGCTAATAACTTCATGTTACTTAACTAATACTTTTTAAAAGAGTTAGGCGCTTCGGCGCCTAGCCCTTTTATTTTTTAATATTTAATTTTATTATATCATGGCAAAAAAACAAACAAAAAAAGCGGTAGCTATAGAAGAACCTGTAGTTGCTGTAAAAGAACAACCTAAGAAAAAAAATTCTTGGGAAATGAAGGATAGGAATTACTATTTACTTAGAGAATTAAATCCTTTAACATACACTATACGATCAAGGGGTATATTTTACTTTGATGAAGAGAAAGGGTATGAGAGAGAGTTAAAATATACAATTAACCAAAGAACACCATTTGTAGATGAGTTCAAAGGTGACGCAAGACTTGGTCATATTGTATTTGAAAATGGTGCACTATATGTACCAAAAGAAAAACAAACATTACAGAAACTATTATCACTATATCATCCAGATAGAAACACTTTGTTCCAAGAACAAAACTTAGTTAAAGAAGCTGAAGATGATATGGACTATCTTAACTTAGAAATAGAAGCTTTAAATCTAGCTAGAGACATGGAGGTTGATAGAGCAGAAGCAATACTAAGAACAGAACAAGGTAGTGAAGTTTCAAAGTTAACTTCTAAAGAACTAAGAAGAGACATATTAGTGTTTGCTAAACAAAATGCAGAACTGCTTATTGAGTTAGCAAATGATGAAAATGTTCAGCTTAGAAACTTTGGAATCAAGTGTGTTGAATTAGGATTAATAACTTTATCTGGCGACAACAGGGTCTTTACATGGGCCAAGACAGGTAGAAAAGTCATGAATGTTCCTTTTGATGAACATCCATATTCAGCTTTAGCAGCTTGGTTTAAAACCGATGAAGGTTTAGAAGCTTATAACAATTTAGAAAAAAGATTAAGCTAATTAATCACTTTATAGAGTAGTCACTCTATTGGGTGACTACACTATATAAAAAGAAATTATGGCAGTAAATATAAATACAGTATATACTAGAGTTCAGTCAATTGCAAATAAAGAGCAAAGAGGTTATCTTACGCCTATTGAATACAACAGATTTGCAAATCAAGCACAATTGGAAATATTTGAACAATACTTTTTTGATTTAGATCAGTATCTTAGAAGGCCAGGTAATGATACCAGGCATGCAGATTCTGTAACTAGTTTACAAGAAAAAATAGCATTGTTTGAGGTTTTTGATACAAACTTAGGGGACTATAATAGCGGTTATGATTTACCAGCTGCGTTACATAAATTATCAACAGTAGAATTATCACACTCAACAATCGATGGTACTGGAGCTAATTGGCACGAAGTTGAAGGCATTACAAAAAAAGACTGGAGATTAATTAGAACAAGTAATATATTACTACCAACAAACACACAACCTATATATATAAGAGAGGGTAACAAGATAAAAGTTTATAAAGGTAAAGCAACAACACCTTTCTTTGAAGAGTTAACAGTTAATGAAGCGATAACAGTAGATTACATAAAACAACCAACAACAGTTAATTGGGCTTATTATTTAGATGCAAACAACGATGCTTTATATAATGCAACAGGATCAACTAACTTTGAGTTACACGGATCAGAAGAACCAGTTTTAGTTATTAAAATATTAGAACTAGCAGGTGTAGCAATGAAGTCAAATGATGTTTACCAAATAGGCGATAAAGAAAACATTGAAGATATACAACAACAAAAAGGATAATTAAATGGCAGGATTATTTCAAAAAACACAGGAAGAATATTATCAGCAAAGCCAATCGTTTACTGGTGACGGTAGTACTAAATTGTTTGATTTACTTACAACGCATTTTCCCAGTATACCAAGCTTAAAGTCTGACATAAGAATATTTGTTAATAGACAAGAGATAGACGTTGATAACTACAGCTACAGTAATCCTAGGATTACGTTTAGCAGTAATACGAATAATACAGATGTATTAGAAAGTGATGGCGCACCTAAAGATGGTTTTTCCATAGTAGTAAAAGAAAGAGCTGCATCAGAGAATTTTGGTACATATCAATATGTTTCATTAGATGACGTTGTAAACAACTTTTTAATAGCTTATGTAGGTGAAAACAAGGTAATACCAAAAGTAAAAAGAACAGATGTTTTATTTCACGCTAGAAGAGGTTTAGCTGAGTTTAGTTATGATACATTAAAGTCTAAGAAATCACAAGAAGTAGATGTTCCACCATCTCTTATAATACCTCTACCTCATGATTACGTTAATTATGTCGGTTTACAACTAGTTGATAGTCAAGGTATATACAAAAAATTGTACCCTACAAGATACACAAACAACCCCACATCTATATTGCAAGATGAAAACTATGATTATATATTTGACGATGATGGTAGTGCATTAACAAAATCACCTTCAGAAACTTGGGATAAATTTAAAGAATCAAACAACACCGGCACAGAAACAACACAAAGATCATTGAATCTTAGTGATGATTCAGATATTGAATTTAGGTTTAATGAAGGTAAACGATATGGATTATCACCAGAGTTTGCGCAAGATAACGGTACTTTTTATATTGATGAGGTGCAGGGTAGAATACACTTAAGTGGTGATTGTAGTGGTCATCAGTTAGTTATTAATTACATATCAGATACATTAGGAACTGATGGTGAAATGCAAATACATAAGTTTGCTGAAGAAGCTTTATATAAACATATAGCATATGCAATCGCTAGCACACACACTTCAGTTCAACCAACATATGTTGCTTTATTAAAAAAAGAAAGATTTGCAGCACTACGTAATGCTAAAATAAGATTATCAAATCTTAAATCAGAGGAGTTAGCTCAGATAATGAGAAACAAATCTAAATGGATTAAACGCTAATAGAATATGCCAGAGTTTAGACGAGAATTTTTAAAATCCAAGATGAATAAAGACTTGGATGAAAGACTAGTACCACCAGGCGAATATCGAGACGCCTTGAATATTGAAGTTTCTACATCAGAAACTTCTGATGCTTTTGCTATAGAAGCATCAAATGGTAATTCTAAAATAACAGCATCAACAGTCTTTGATGGCTACACTAACCCTAAATGTATTGGAGCAGCAAGAGATACAGAGAATAACAAAATATACTGGCTTGTTACGTCTGATAATAAAGATGCTATATTAGAATACGACGCAGACTCAAGTGTGGTATCACCTGTTGCTGTTGCTGTTAAAGCAACTAGCGATGTTTTTAAGTTTAGTAAAGACTTTTTAGTAACAGGTATAAACGTAATTGATGATTTATTATTTTTTACTGATGACAACTCTGAGCCAAAAAAATTAAATATAAATAGATTTAAAGCAGCTACCAACGGTGACTTTGATACGCACACACAAATATACGGTGGTAATTTATTAGAAGAACATGTTACCACAATAAAGAAATATCCTAAATCTGCACCAAACTTATCTATTAAAAGAACATTAAGAGATGGTATAGTTGATTCAACTTTTATAGATACAAATGGAGATAAGTTTGTTGAGGCTGATGAGTCAACAACGCCAAAGGCTATAGGTAGTGAGATTGTTTTAGTTTTGTCAGGTCAACCAGATTATAAAGAAAATGATATATTAAAGATCACAACAACTGATAACTCAACTGTATATACAGCAAGAGTTAGTATTAAGTCTATAGACGACGTGAGTAGCACTAGTCAAACAATAACAGTTATATTGCTGTCAACAACAGACGAAATGTTAAGCTCTGATAAGCAAGTGTGGAACGTTGAGCTTGAAGAAGGTGATTCATTTTTTCAAGATAAGTTTCCTAGATTTGCATACAGATGGAAATACAACGATGGTGAGTATTCTGCATTTTCACCTTTTACAGGTGTTGCGTTTATACCTGACGATGAAGACTTTATATATAACATGGAAGAAGGCCATAATGTTAATATGGTTAACAACGTTAGAAAAATTACTTTAAATACTTTTGACACGTTACCAGCTGATGTAATAGAAGTTGACGTGTTATATAAAGAATCTAATGCCGCTAATATTTATTTAGTTTCTACATTAAAAAATAAAGAAAAGTCTATAACAATTACATCCGAACAAATAGAAAAAACTATTGAATCAAACCAATCGCTAAGACCTTATGATAACGTACCACGTAAAGCTAAAGCGCAAGAGATTACAGCCGGTAGATTAATGTATGGTAACTACCTTCAAAACAATACATTTAGAGATGCTGTTAAAATAAAATTAACAAACACACCCGCAGAAGTTGATAGAAACACACCTCAACCATCTGCTAAAAGTTTACGAACGTATCAAGTTGGTGTTGTTTATTTAGATGAGTTTGGTAGACAGTCACCTGTTTTTACTGGCACAGATAGTTCGTTAAAATTAGACGGAACATATGCTGATAAAAAGAATATATTAAAAGCAAAGATTAATTCTGACGCGCCATCTTGGGCAACGCATTATAAGTATTATATAAAAGAAAATTCAAACGAGTATTATAATGTTATAATGGATAGATTCTATGAAGGAGAAGAAGATAACTTTTGGTTAAGTTTTCCATCATCAGAAAGAAACAAGCTAACAGAAGATGATTACTTAATACTTAAAAAACAAAACGGTAAGAACGTTGCATTTGATCCAAATGAATATGGCTTTAAATCTAAGAAATATAAAATATTAGACATACAAAATAGTCCACCTGAATTTATAGCTAAGAAAAAAGAATTAATAGGTGAATTATCTGACACTAGTCAATTATTTCCAAACACACTAGTTGGTCATCCACGTGAAGGTTTTAGAACGTTTAGAATAGCTGGTGACAAAATAGGTGTTGATGCTAGTGAGTTAAGAGACATAGCAAATAATGATAACTTTGTTAATCAAAATAAGTTTATACGTATTACAGATATAACAGACGTACGTGCTACTAATTATTATCAAATAGAAAAAGTATCAAAGGTCGATGCTAATGAGGATGGGGATTTTGTAGATGCTGGTGATTACTATGAGTTTACACTAGCAAAAAAGTTTGGCGCTGATGTTAACTGGGTAGGAACAAAAGATAATAGAGTTGTTGATTTAAAGTTACAGTTGTTTTCTGAAGAAGTAATAATACAAAACGAAGAGTTTGCTGGTAGATTTTTTGTAAAGTTAAAACGTGATGACATTATAGCAGAAAATATATTTGGTGGACCAGCTGACGAGTTTGATCAAGTTGCTGAAGCTAAATTTAAGTTAATTGATTTTAATGACACAGAGGCTGCTAGTAAAACACTAACATCAAAACAAGCTTCAACATCTGGAACAGTAACCACACCTTTTATAGATGATGCAAGAAGAAGTGACTTTGCTGGCGCTGGTTTTGTTATAGAACACGACTTAGATAAAAGCGGTAACAAGCCGACTGGTGATTTAGCAGCTGGCACAGCGGCATTTACAGTTAAAAAAGCAAATGGTAGTTTTGTACAAACAAATACAATTGTTGGTCCTAAAAAAGGTAATAATAGATTAATGTTACGTTATATAGATTATGGCGATGATAGAGCAGGTTCAGACACTACAGCACCAAAAGAAAGAGACTTTACAGCAAGAAATGATGAGAATAAAAGAATAACAGGTCAAACAGACTTTCAGTTTCACGAAATGTTAAGAGGTCAAAAGGGTTTATACTTATCTTTTGCTGGTGATCCTAATCAACACAGGATAAAAATTAGAAGTATAAAGTTAAGCTCTGTAAGAAACTTTAACTCTGTAAGAAGAAATGCTAGTAGTGCAAATAGAGGTATAAGGTATGATATAGTTTTACAATCACCAATTGTATGGGGACCGTTAGCATCACAAACCGGTGGTACAGATGGTGGTAACTTACGTGTAGATGGCTTAGGCGCTGGTGGTCAAATATTTCCTATAAGAAAAAGATTAAACTATGCTACAATAAAATTATGGAGAAAAAGAACTAATCAAGTTCAAAAGAAAACCGGTAATCCCGCTGTATGGGAAACAGAACCAAAACCTTCTATAACTGATCTTGATTTATACTACGAGGCAAGTGATGCTTACGCAATAGCAGACCATGGTACCGAGCAAAATCTAGGTAACAATAGAAACGGTAGTAAGATATGGTATAACTGTTTTAGCTTTGGTAACGGTGTTGAGTCAGATAGAGTTAGAGATGATTTTAATGGTATACGTATAGATAAAGGTGCTACAGCATCAGCAACACTTGATGAGCCTTTTGCAGAAGAAAGAAGAAAATCAAGCATAATATACTCAGGCGTATTTAACTCTACAAGTGGTGTTAATAAACTAAATCAATTTATACAAGCAGAAAAAATAACAAAAGATTTAAATGACGCATACGGCTCTATACAGAAGCTGCATAGTAGAGATAATGACATTACTGTTTTGTGTGAGGATAAAGTATTAAAAGTACTAGCTAACAAAGATGCTGTATTTGAAGCAGACGGTGACTCTAGATTAGTGTCAACAAATAACGTTTTAGGTCAAGCAATACCTTACGCTGGTGACTTTGGTATAAGTAAAAATCCAGAATCATTTGCTGACTTTAGCTTTAGAAGTTATTTCTCTGATAAAGATAGAGGTAAGGTGTTAAGATTATCAATTGATGGTTTAACTGATATATCTGGTAAAGGTATGGGTGACTACTTTAGTGATAACTTATCGCTAGCTGATACTGTTATTGGTAATTACAACGAAGATAATAATAGCTATAACATAACATTAAATAATGACACTGTTAGTTTTAAAGAGGCTGTAGAGGGTTGGCCAAGTAGAAAATCATTTATACCAGAGTATGGTATATCACTTAACAATACTTATTACACATTTAATAATGGCGATCTTTATGAACATACTAATGACGTTAATAAGAATACATTTTATGGGGCTGCACAAGCAGACTCAACCATAGACGTTTTATTTAATGAAAATAGAAACGCTATAAAGAAATTTAAAACGCTAAATTATGAGGGTGATAGTGGCTGGGTAGCAGATGAAATAACAACAGATCAAGAGACTGGTGCTGATGTTAGTTTTAAAGCAAAGGAAAACAAGTACTTTGCACATATGAAACATGTTAAGAAACATAAGGTTACAATCAACATAGGTAACAGTGATGGTGGTAATATAATAATACCCGATGGTCAAAACATTAATATACTACCTGGTGCAACAGCTTCAAACTCATTTACGTTTATCGTGAAACCAAAATCAGGTTATAAGTTTGATTCAGCGTTTACATTTGGAAGTTTCAACACAAACTATTTAACAACCACTGCTTCAGGAAATACATCTGCAACAATAAATTCAGATGGTAATATGGTTGTTGCTACACAATTAAATAGCTTTAAAATGGTACCTGAAAATATTGAATTAGATTTACCACTTGTAACGTCAGGTAAAATATCTACTAACGCGTTTACCTTAGCTGGCACGTTTAATAAGACAATACAAAATTCTTCTGTAAATGACATTAATGGTGGTGGTACTATATCAGCAGGTGCAGCAGATGGTTCGTCATGGACTACTTCTGGTACTAGTAATACAAGTACAACTTTAATGAATATATTAGTTACGCCTCACTCTAATCACGAGTTTACAGATGATAATCTACCACAATTAATTGTGACTGGTGAAATCAATGATAACTATGAAATAACTGGACCTACAGCTCAAGGCACAGGTTATACATTTAAAGTTGTCGGGTCAAGGGTTAATAAAAATCTTACAGCAGAAAATATTAAATTAATATCTAAACCAAATAAAGCTGTTAGTCTTGAGACTAATGCTATATGGGGCGCGGATATATCGCAAGAAGATTTTGCTAAGGATGAAGAAGAAAGAGAGATAATAGTTAGAGGATCTGTTGGTGCGCAAGTGTTATTAGGTGCAAGTGTTGTATCTTCAACAGGCACTGATCTTGCTATTAATATATTAGATGGTAATGGCTTTGCAACAGGTCAAAAGACATTAACAATAGGTGATAACGGTCAAGCAAAAGCAATAATAAAGGTAACAGCTAACGGTACAAGTGGAAGAAGAAACGTGTTTATATTACTTAGCGAAACTACAGGTTATGTTATAACAGATGAGTTTGATAACTCTGATGGTGCGGATGATTCTAAAGTATTATACACTATACCACAGACATTATTGGTACATATTAGTGGTTTTCTTTTAGTAGCAGCGTCTACGACGCCACACAGTTCTTTTGGTTCACTACCAGCTGGACCAGCAGAGACCACACAGTTTAGTTTGACTTTAACAAACAATTCAGTGTTAGGTACAAATCCAGGCTCAGGCGTACAAATGAACGCTGCAGCTGCTTCTACTAGTCCAATGCGACAACCTGCTAATACAGAGTTTCCTACAGAAAACAATATATTTTCACAGCAGTTTTCTCTTGCAAGAAACAACTCCGGCGACAGTGATAGTAGGGTTGTTAAGGTAGATGATCTTGATGTACAAAATGACTTCTTAAAAACTGATGGCACAAACGCTTATGATTCTAGCACTGGTAATCTTGTGTTAGCTAACGGTAGTATATTAAAAGTTATTGATCATAGATATGGCGTTATTGGCTCGTCTGGTAGAGGTAACATCACTATACAGTTTGAAATACTTAAATATGGTACAGCTGATGACTACGTTGTTTTAAAAACACAGAACGTACTTAATTTATCTCAAAATGTTGGTGGTTCAGGTTCTACAGTGTCAACAGTAACTTTAACTGGAAATCCAACTACTTACATAGCTGCTGATATAGATGAAAGAGCTGGTAATGTATTTGCTACAAAAGCAAATAACGACCCGATAACGTTTCAGTATATTGTTACGTTTACAGCTGCAGCAGCAGGTAGGTTTGTTGATGAGTTTCAGGTAACATACAGCTCGCTAAGTTCAAACATAGATACTAATACATCAGACGCATATCTTTTGTTAGAAAGTGGATCAGGTGATAAGTTTGGTAGAATAAGAGAGGGTGATACAGCAATAGCTAACTTTAAAGTATTAGCTGATGGAAGTATATCAGGTGGCACAGCAGCAAGTGCAACGGTAGCAGTAAGTTTATTAAATTAAAAAATTATGAGTGCAACAATATCATTTAGTGAAATACCAGCAGACGTAGAAGCAAAAAGTGCAGCTGGTTATAACGGTTTTGACGTAGACGATAGAGCGTACGATCTATTGTATGTTTCAGATATATCATCTGGTAGCATGGCTACACCTCATTTATGCGGTGCTATTATAGCAAAAAGTACTACTGTATTAACTATAGACACAAGTGTGTACAGTACAGCAACGTACAACGCCACGTTAAATGAACACGCAATAGATTTAAAAGACGTGGTTAATATTGGCTTAGGTATATCAACAGCTAGCAGTAGTGAGTGGACTAGCGGGTCTTGGCCCTTTGCAGATGACACTGTTAGAGGCAACTTTTACTTCTTTGTTGTCAAAGATAAAGTAGCACAAAGCAATGGCTTACTAGGTTATTACATGCAAGTTAAGATGAGACTAACACCTGGTAGCAGTAAAAAGACTGAATTATTCGCTGTAGGTAGCGAGATATTTGAAAGTAGTAAATAATAAAAAATTAATGTAATTATAATACAATGGGTGAATACGCAATAAAATTAGATCGATCAGCTATTAGCTCCGCAAGTGAACTACGTGGCGCAGCGGCTAACATTGCAGATTTAAATCAGCAAGTAGCTGATAGGGGTGGTGTTGATGAAATATATAGTACAAACAGTAATAATAAAAAGAATATGTTAGGAGATTTATCAAGTGGACAGGTAGGAGCAATAGGCCAAGGCATTGGAGGTCTAAGCAGCATAGTATCTAGTATAGTAGGTGGGAGAGCTAGAAGGCAAGAACAAGCAGATGCTAGAAACGCGTATAGAGATAGGATGTCGTCGTTTGAACAAATGGATTATTATGGTAGTCAACCAATAAATCCGTTTGCAAACCTTACCGTTAACCAATTACAAGCTCAATTTCAAGCAAGACAACAACAACAAATGGCAGCCGACACAATGGCGCAACTTAGAGGTGCAGCGGGTGGATCAGGTATAGCCGGTTTAGCTCAAGCGTTATCACAGCAGCAACAAGGCAACCTAGCACAAATAGCCGGTGGTATAGGTCAGCAAGAAGCTGCAAACCAAATAAATATAGCTCAGGGTGAAAACATTAGATTTCAAGCACAACAAGCAGCTGAACAAAGAGTAAGAGATAAAAACGAAACCTTATTAGCGTTAGCAACACAGAGAAAAGCAATAGCTGATCAAGCAAGAAAAGACGCTACAGAAGCATTAGTCGGTGGCATAGGTAATGTAGCGGGTGCAGCGGTAAGTTTTATAGGCGCAGGTTAAAATAAAAAGATATGGCATTAGAATCAACGAGTATATTATTACAACAGCAAAAAGCATTAGGTGAAGCAAATAAGTTTGTAGACTACAGCAAAACTATTGATAAGACTTTAGGCAAAGCTATAGAAAAAGAAGTAGAAATACGTAAGAAAGCAGAGGATACATACTCTGAAACCATGACCGAGTATAATATAGAGGCATTACAAACTGATGAGTATCCAGAAGACTGGGGACCAGATATGACCGCTGAGTTAAGTAGACAAAAACAAGAGTATGCTGCAGCCGCGCAAACTGTCAAGACAACAAGAGATAAAACAAGTCAAGAGTACATTGATGCTGTAGCTAAAATGTCTCAGTTAAAAGCAGGTATGTCTGGTATGAGAACTAAAATAGACCTATGGAAGTCTGATGCTGCAGAGTTTGCTAAATTAGCTGAAGAAGGAGCTATAACAGAAGGTTTAAGTGTAAACGAAAGAAACAAACTATTTGGTTACAACAACTCTAAAAATACAAAACCAGTTTTTAAAGATGGTAGGTTTGGTGTTGAATATACTTGGATTGATAAAGATGGTAACGAACAAACTGATATAGCTTACGAAGGTGAACAACCTAGAGTTGTTGCTCCTGCAACAAAAGAAATAGAAGCCGTAAACGTCAAATATAATGATGCTGTCAAGCTTATAGGTGAGGGTAAATGGAACGAATCAGCGTGGACACAAGATGTTAGAAACTTTACAAACACATTAAACTTTGATCAGTTAAGAAGTTTTGCTGGTGACTTTGAATCAGTAAATGGTTCACAAAGATTTGATGATATAGAGTTTGTAAAAACAAGACAAGAAAAATATCAAAAAGAAAATCCTAACTCTGAGTTTGGCAAGTGGTGGCAAGATCCAACTAACAAGGGTGAATTAAAAGAAGGTATTACACAGTTTTTTAAAGATACATACTTACCAAAGTTTAGAGAGTTTCAACAAGAGCAAAAATCAAAACAAAGAATTAACTCCGCTTATAAGGCATTTTCTGTAACAGGCGATGAAAAGTCATTTAACATAGTAAAAACTATGCAAATAAATGATGATGTAAGAAGAGCGTTAAGTAGCACAAACATAGCAAATGGTAAAGCAGGTGAAATATATGCTAGTCAAATAACAAGTGTTTTTGATGGCGCAGGTTTAGTAACAGACGAAGGAGCGCCACTAGAAATAGGCTTTATAAGTGCTAACTACGGTGACGCGGATGTAGACTATAGTAATGCTTCAAGAGAAACTTTATTAGCTGGAATAGAAGAATCTGGAAGCGTTGATGGACAATTAGGTTCTAGACCTTTAGGTCCAGGTGATAGTATAGTTATATATCCAAGTGAAATAAGAACCGGCGAAGATGAAGATATGACGGCGGATCAAAGAGCTAAATACAAACCTAAAGTTATCACTATACCTAAAGGTTTAAAAAACGCAGGAAGAAGAGAGGTACAAAACTTTCTTAGACAAGCATACAGAGACTCTTTTAAAAACATGGTCATTGATGATGCATACTTTGACGGATCAAGCGAAAAGCCAGACAACAACCCACTATAATTATGAAAGAAACTATATTTGAATTTTACCGTCAGTATGCACCAGACGTTAAGCTTACTGATGATAAAATTGCACAACTAGAACAGCATTACCAAGGCGATACAAATAAGTTTATAAATGATTTTAAACAAAAATTTTTTGACCCTAAAGGTATAGAATTTGACAGAGTGTCTGCAGCTGGCCAAGCAGCTAAAATATATAGAGCATTTGATGAGGCTGATGTTGAGGCTGTTTATGAACAAGAACAAAAAGACAAACAATTACTAGCAGAGCAAGAAGTTGAAATCAGTGACAACTTTGATCCTATGGTTATGCTAGGAGATATCTATAATGGCAACACTACGTTGCAACAGGATTACGTAAAAATCAATCAATTATTTTCCCCATACGGTTTTAAAGTTAAAAGAGACACTCAGGCAGAGGTAAACTCAGAGTCTGGAACTTATAGCAGAAGAGATAAGCTTGTAGTTACAGCACCTAATGGAAACACACAAGAAATATTTCTTAATACAAAAGATGAAAAAGCTAATAGAGAAGTTCTTGCAAAGTTTTTTACTGATAATGCGGATAAAAACTCTGATGAATACAAAGCTGGTCAAGATAAATTTAAAAGAGAATTTAGTCCTTATGGTAGAGCTTACTATGATGCTGTTAGCCTATCTGACCAGGAAAAAGAAACTATAAAACAACAAGTAGAGAATACAGACTTTAGTGAACAACAGATTGTTGACGGTGCTAGAACAATGACAGGTGCCGTTGCGGGTGTTTTATATAAAACTGGCGAGCTACCAAAAAGCAAAGAAGATCTTGTTGAGCTTAAACATGAGCAAACTTTAGAAAAAGCAAGACAAATATTAATAGATCAAAGATCAAAAGATTTAGGTGGTTATAGTGATGCTGGCGAACTATACGAACCATCGCAACAAGAGATAGAAAATTTAGCAAGAAACCTACTACATAGAGAATTGTTATTTGAAAAAAGACAACAAAAAGGTAATGATTACATTGACGGTTTAGATGACGATTATTTTTCTGATGAGAAAGCAAACCGCGATAGAGCAAAGACTTTTTTAGCTGGAACGTTAATAGAATCTGAAGCTGGTAAAGATCTTGATCAACGTATAGATCGTTTAACTATGTTAAGTGATAACTTTGATTTAGATCCAGACGTTCAAAAGCTAAATGTTATCATGGATAAGTACGAAGAGTATGATAACACAGAGCAGGTTATGTTTAACATGTCTGATAAAGATAGAGAAGAGCTAAACGAATTACAAAAAAGAGTTTCAGGTAAAATACATGATATAGACACGGCGAGAAACGACATAATAGGGCGAGCAGATTTTTTAGAAGAAGTACCTGAACAGCTTGAACTAGCTAGAAAATCATATGCTCAAGCATCTAGGTTTGCTGATAAATTATTTAATGTTGGCTTACCACAAACGCTTTACGGTATTGGTGGTGCTCTTGGTAGAATAACATCAGATATAGACATGCTTATATACGCACAAAACACAGGGCGTGAAGATAATTCTAAGTGGTTTAAAGAAACTTTTCCGGCATTAACATCAGAAGAGTTTTCAAAAGCTAGTGTAGAAAGGCAAAAAAAGTTTGAAAAGATAAGAGGTAAATATTCTAAAGGTGCAGATATAGGTCAAGTTGGTGAAGCTTTTGCGGCAGGTGATGGTGTTGTAGATAGCCTTGCTAAGGCTGGTTCAAAATTTTTTAGTGCTGGCATGTGGACCAACACGCTTGACATAACAGCAGACTTTTTACCTATAGTTGGTACAATAGCAGCAACTGGTATATTAGGCGGTGGAGCTTTAACGGGAGGTGCTAGAGCTTATTCAATGGTTGGTCTAGGTTATAGTGCTAGAAGAGGTCAATATGACTTTGATGAGTACACAAACCCTATGGCTAAAAAAACTAGCATAGGACAAAAAATGTTTGTATCAGCTGGTCACGGTATAGCAGAATACGCGGGTGAAAGCTTAACAACATTTAAATTAGTTGATAATATGATATCACCTAGAGGTTTACCACTTTTAGGTGGTAAAGAGGTTGCGAAAAGATTAGCACCTGAAACAGGCAAATATATACAAAAAAACTTTTTAACATCTGTTCCAGCAGCTTTTGCAGCAGAAGGTTTAGGTGAAGGTGCCACTCAAATGATGCAAAATATTTTTGACAGAAGACCTGTAATGGAAGATGTTGGTCACGCTGTATACGCTGGTATGCTGATGGGTGGTGGCATGGGAGTATTTAGTACAATGCATGGCGCAGCTTTAACAAGATCTGTTGATGGTAAAACAAGAAAAGCATTAGATCTTGACTACCAAAACTTTCAAACAGAACTTGGAAGATTAGAAAAACTAAAAGCTAGAGTTAAAAAAAGAGGTGGTTTTAATTTAGAAGCTACAAACGAAGCAATAGCAAAGCAACAAAAAAAGGTCGAAGAGGCTAGTGATAGACTACAGGAAAAATACACTAACATTGTTAAGTATTCACCACTATATAACAAAGCTGTGTTTGATCAAGTTATTAAATCAGAAGCGTATGTTAATGAGTTGAGAAGAGAATATGAGCAACTAGATAAAGAGTATAGAAAAGGCCAGATAGATTTAGAGACTCGTGATAAAAGAAAACGACAAATAGAAATGGAGGTGCAGGGTCAGGTTGATCTTCAGGATAAAATCAAATCAAACAAATTAAATTTGTTTCAAGCTTTAAAAGATTCTAGCGATAAAAAAGACAAGCAGAAATATGATGATTATATTGAAAAAGCAGAGGCAGAAGGCGTTGAAAACGTTACAGCAAGAGCAGAAGAAATATATTATGAAGATGTTTACGATCAAAATATAAAAAAATATAAAGAAGTTGCTAAAAAACATAACGCTAAAAAAGATAAACCATATAAGTTAGAAGTAAAAAGCTTAACAAAAGCTGAAGCGATAGAGTATTATAAAAATTCTGACTTTGCAAAGGGTAAATCAGAGGCAGAAATTAACAAAACACTAGATGATATAAGGCAAGGTAGACAAAATGGTTTTCAGTTAGACAGCGCTGATGGTCAAACCAGAACAGCTGTTGCTATTAAAGATAATGCACTTAACAATAGAAGAGTATTTACAATGCCTCACGAGGTAATACATACCGTTGTTGAAGAGGCTTTTGGTGGTGATGTAGCTAGAGAAGCAGAACTTGCAGATGCTATAAGAGAATATACTAAGAATGCTCTTCCAGAAATATATAAATTATTAGAAAATGAAACTGACATTGAGGTTCCGTCTGTCTTTTTTGAATATTTTGCAGAGCAAGGACACAAAGTAAAAGATCATGCACCATTTTTTAATGGTATGAAAAATGTTACAATGCCAGACGTTGACTTTATGAACGCTGGTGAAATGGTAAGGTACTTTGATTCTTTTATAAAGTATAGTCAAAAAAGAACAGCATTAGAAAAAGCAAAAGCACAAAGAGCAAAGAAAAGTATTGAAGAAGATCCTAAAGGTTACGCGATAAGAAGAACTAAACTAAACAGAAAAGTATTAGCATTGATGAGAGACGAAGATCCTGATGCTGATTTTGTTTGGAACGAGGATATAGCATCTGAAGCTTTAGCTTTTGTTATTGAAAATAAAATACTTAACACGTACATATTAGGTAAAAGACCTATAGGTATATCACCTACAGAGTGGATAAATGATGTGTATACAGAGTTTATAAGTGTTTCTAATAACTACGACGGTAGAATAAAAGATGCTGATGGTAACGCTGATTATTTTGGTTGGCTCATGGGTAACTTAGGCTACCAAACACTTGATGTTACTAAGTCTGTAATTAAAGAACAACAGGAAAGAGCAAAGACAGTTGACATAGATGAAGCAAGGGGTATAGCAGAACAAACAGGAGATACAGTTGAAGACTTTGGTTTTACTGAGGTTGCTGAAAAGTTAGGTGTACCGGTAGAAACAATTAAAGAATTAACTAAGTTAGTACAGGGTGAGTTAGGTAGGTTTACAAAAGATATTACAGAGGGTATTACACTCAATAGAAGTATATCACCTTTGTTTCAAACATTGAATGCTAGGTTTGCTCAAGCTACAGCTAAAAACCCAGGTGGTGGTAACTGGAGAGTAATAGCACCTTTATTAAAAGATTTAAAATCTTTCATAGAAAATAATACAGCTACAATGCTAAATGAAGTTAGTACTGAATATGCTGCTAAGAACATACCACAGATAGTACAAAAATCTGTTAATGGTGAGTTTATATCGGACTGGAAAGGTAAAAAAATAGACAGACAAAGTAAAGCTGACACGGGTAAAACATCTGGTCCACAGATAATGAGAAAAGATAAGCAAGGTATAAGAAATCTTATAAGAAACCCACAGGCTTTGTTAGATATATTCTTACCTAATAACAAACCAAGTCAAGCTAAAAAAGAAGGTTTAGCTATTAATCTATCACAAAGACTAGCAAGAGAGATATTACAAAATGATTTACTTAACTATATAAAAACAGGTAGCTTTAAAAACTCACCTATAACAGAAAGACTAGCAAAAACACAAAGCTTATTTGATAGGGTTATAAGCGAAGCTAAAGCAGCTGAAATAGTAAGGCAGAGTGATAGAATAAAAAATAGTGTTGAAACATTAGCTCCGCCTGATAGAATAAAAGTATTTGAAGTTAACGATCAAATTATTGAACTTATAAGAAAAGGCGTTGATGTTGAGGCTGCTGTAAGGCAACTATTGAGGTTTGGTGATAAAAAAATGTTGCAAGTAGCAAAAGCATATAGTAGTGTTATTGCTAAGTATGGTGACTTTACAAAGCTAGCAAAAGCAGAAAGATCTAAAATAAAACCAAGCGTTGTTACATTAGAAGATTTTATACAGCAAGAGTTTGCTGACATAGTAAGTGATGATCTAATGTTTAGTAAGTTTGTGGATAAAATAGCTAACTTAGAAAAAGACTTAAATGCTTATCATCTTGAAGATGGTAGAGTAGAAACAGCAAGAAAAACAGACAAGAAGTTTATAAAGAGCTTAATGAAAGAATTTAACAACGATCCAAAAGAAGTTGCTAGGTTTGTTTTAAAGTTTATGAAGGGCCACACAGCTTCAGCAAGTCAAATATCAAACAAAGCTCTTGGTATTATTGATGGTATACTTAGTATAATTGATAAAGATAGAGTTAGCGCAAGGTCAAGATTTCAAAACTACCAGAATGTAGACGAGATGCTAAACACGTTATTACGTGATAACCTTGGCATGCAAATTACTAAAGTAAATAAGTTAGGCAAACGAGAAGGTGGTTATGAAATAACATACGAAGGTCAAGATGTATTCTTAGGTAATTCTGAAATAAAATTAAACCCAATAGAGTCAAAAGCTGTAATAAAAAATAACATAACTTACGATCAAAGCAAAGCTGAAGCCGACGAGCAAACAGCTGCTATGTTTAAATATCTAGACTTCTTAAACAAACAAAGGGGTAATAACTACGATGATATAGATTTTATATTAGCGCTACAGTCTTTAAATAGCAACATGCAAACCATGTTACGTAGATCCGCGCCATACACATATAAGTTTGTAGGTGATTATACAGGTGCGTTACGATATGAACATATCATACCAGCTGGTTATATATTAACAAACATAGCTGATCATTACTTAAACAAAGGAAAGACAAAAGCAGATCTTAAAAAGTTAATGTCTAAATATGAGGTTGCTATTATACCACAAACTATGGACAAGCAGATACCTATGGGATCGTTAATGGCTAGAGGTTATCAAGCTGGTGACAATGCTTTGGCTAATAGATATTATACTATAGCAAATTTTGGCAAAGACAATTTTTATCCTGTAAAAAATATAAATAACGGTGATGTGTTTGGTGACGTGTTTAGTAAAAAGTCATTACAAAGACTAAACATAAGAGCAAAAAATAGCGTTGAAAAACGATCAGATTCTAAAGCAGCACAACACTTTGTTGTTGCTATGAAAAAATCAATTGATCCTAATGCAAAACAAAAAGGTGCTAGCGTTATAGACTTTGATGACACGTTAGCTAAAACTACTTCTAAGGTGCTTTACACGCTTCCTAACGGAACTAAGGGTAAAATAGATGCCACAGAGTTTGCGACACGTTCTGAGGCCTTAGAAGCTGAAGGAGCAGATTTTGATTTTAGTGAATTTACTAAGGTAAAAGCTGGTAAACGTGGACCTTTCTTTGGCAAAGCGCAAGCATTAAAAGATAAGTTTGGTAACACAGATATATTTGTGTTAACAGCAAGGCCACAAGACGCTGCACCAGCTATACAAAAGTTTTTAAGTGGTATAGGTTTAGATTTAAAAATAGAAAATATAATTGGACTAGAAAATGGTACGCCACAAGCTAAGGCAGACTGGATAACTAGCAAGGTAGCAGAAGGTTATAATGATATACTATTTGCTGATGATGCTATTAAAAACGTTAAAGCGGTAGCTGATGTACTAGACATGTTTAATATTGGCGGTAAGATATATCAAGCAAGACAAAAGTTTAGTAAAGAAGGATCAACAGAAAGAACACTAGATAAAATATTAGACGAAAATAATCCTGATAGTGACGTTGCGGGTAGAGCTGTAGATAAAACAGAAGCAAAAGAAAAGGGTAGACCTGGTTTTTGGTTAAAAGAACTATTTAACTTTAGATCAAAAATTAATCAAATATTTATTCCACCATCTGCTGAAGATTTAAAAGGGTTATGGGACAATCACATAGCTGGTAAAGGTAGAAAAGGTGAGTCTGACAAAGTATGGTTTGAAGAAACTATACTAAGACCTTACGCTAGAGCGGAACGTGCACTTGATAGAATTAAGTTAGCTATTAGAGATGGTATGGTTAACTTAAAAAAAATGTATGGTAAAGACTTTATACAAGGTTTATATAAAGATGCTATGCCAGAATTTACACGTATGGATGCTGCTAGAATATATTTATGGTGGAAAGCAGGGCATGATATACCTGGTGTAACAACAGAGCAGTTTGATAAGCTATTAGATTACGTAATGAAAGATCAGCAGTTAAAGAACTATGCTGACAATGTTTTTGAATTATTAAATGATAATATAAAACCTGCGTTAGTACCTTTATTTGAATTATATCCACCACCAACACAATACTGGAAACAACAAGATATAAACTCTGATGTAGAATTTGTTTTTAAATTTATACGACCAAGTATTCATCAAGAATTTATTGACAATAGATACAGCGTGTTTACACCTGAGATGATGAATAAGATTGAAGCTATATATGGTACTCAGTTTAGAGAGGCATTAGAAGATATATTCTTTAGGATGGAAGAAGGCGTTAACAGAAACGCTAGTCAAATAAATAACCCTTGGATTAAGTGGTTAAACTTTGCTACAGGTAATATAATGTTTGTGAATATAAGATCAGCGTTATTACAGTCTATATCAGCAACAAACTTTATAGAGGTTACTGGACCTAATAACTTATTTAATACATTAGCTAGGGTTATGGATAGAAAACAATGGGTTGCAGATTTCACAGCACTATGGAACTCAGAGTTTTTAAGAAACAGAAGAGGCAGAGGTAAAATAGATATTGTGCAAGAAGAGATACAACGTACTGTGGCGTCTGAAAAAGATCCATTCTTACGTTTAGCTAGCTTATTACAAAACAAAGGTTATGCACCTACTAGGTTTATGGATAGTTTAGCTATAGCATTTGGTGGTGCGGCTTATTATAGAAACCTTATTAATGATTATGTTAGTAAGGGTATGGATCAGGTACAAGCAGAGAGAACAGCTATGAGAGACTTTAGAGAAAAAGCTGAAGCCTCACAGCAGTCTGCAAGAGCTGATTTAATATCTATGCAACAAGCTAGTGTTATGGGTAGAATATTCTTAACGTTTCAAAACGTTACAATGCAGTACACAAGGTTAGGTAAGAAAGCGCTTAATGACTTTAAAAATGGTAGAAGAGTTAAAAACGCAGATGGTACATTTAAATCTTTACGTGATAGTAGGTTAGAACAAGCTTGGCAAATGTTTCAGTTTATGGCTTATCAAAACCTATTGTTTGCCGGTTTACAAAAAGCTATAATACTTATGTTTGCTTTAGGTGAAGGTGAAGAGGTTGAAGAAAAACAAAAAATAGATTACTTAAACGCAGCGCTAGATTCTATATTAAGAGGTAGCGGTATAGTTGGTGGCATACTATCAGTGGTTAAAAATATAGGTATTGAATTAGCAAGGGGCAACAGAAGAGACTTAGATGTTAAGGTGTTAGAAATATCACCTACAATATCTACTAAATTTAGAAAGGCAGCGAAGATAATCAACGCTGTAGGTAAAGGTAACTACAAAGATTTATTAATTGAAACACCTTCGTTTGTTTATGGTCTACCAACTGATAGAATAGAAAGATTAATAAGACAAATAGAAGCAGGTGTTGATTTACACGATCAAGGATATAAGTCATACGAAAGAATACTAATGAGCTTAGGTTGGTCAACATATGACTTTGGTTTAGACAAACCACCTACAGTACTTGACATACTTGACATGAGTGAAACACAAAAGAAAACAAGAAAAAGATCACGTAGAACACGAAGTAAACGAGGTAAAAGAAGGTAAAAACAAGTAATAATAAATAATGGCAGCACAAAATCCAACAACGAAGGAAACGTTAAAAATAATAGAATATCAGATAGAACAGATATTTAAAGAAGTCGAAAAGCTTAATGAAGATAATTTAAAAGCACACACTGACGTTAAAAATGATCTACGTTTTATAAAGAATAATTTATTTGATCCTAATGAAGGCATTTGGGCTGAAGTAAAACGTAATACAAATTTTAGAAATGACACTGTTAAATGGAGAAGCGCCTTAGGATTAGGTGTTTTTAGTTTAATAGGAAAACACATATATGACTTTTTTAAATCACTCTCATAATGAAACAAATAGAAGAATTAGGCGATAAAACAATTGGTATAGATATAGATGGCGATAAAAAGCCAGACTTTAAAGTCGACGTAAAAAGTATTGCGATCGTCATAGGGTTCATTATATCTGGTACTATGGGTTATAATAATCTTAAGCAAGAGATAGAATTAGCTAAAGAACTACCGGCTTATGAAGTAAAGGAAACATCTGATGGTTTACTACTAAAACAAAAAGTAGATTATTTAGAAAAAGAAATAGAAAAATTAGAGAACAAGGTAGATAATTTAGAAAACAAAGTATATAAAAGATAATTAAATGATTAGTAAACACGTTAGTATGCGCGAGGGTAGGTATAGCATAACAGCAAAACGCCTTGGCTTAGAAAATAATCCAACTGAAGAACATCTTAACAATATGAAAATGTTAGCTGTAAAAGTGTTTGAACCGCTTAGAGAGTGGGTTGGTGGTCCTATCAGGATAAATTCATTTTATCGTGGACCAGAGTTAAACAAAGCTATCGGCGGTAGCAGTAAGTCACAACATTGTAACGGTCAAGCTGTGGACATTGATGATGTGTATGGACACAAAACAAACGCTGAAATGTTTAACTTTATAAAAGATAATTTACAATTTGATCAGATGATATGGGAATTTGGTGATCACAAAAATCCTGACTGGGTGCATGTAAGCTATGTAAATCCAGGTGAAAATAGAAACAGATGCTTGGTAGCATTTAGAAAAGACGGTAAAACTCAATACGCAAATTACGCAGCTTGATTAACTGGAACAAATTAAAGCCTGAAGACAAGGTAGTTAGAATTATATTTTTTCTAAAAGGCATTTGGCTTGTGGCTATTTTAGTATTACATTACATTTTTAAAATTTGGACATGACAGAAAAACAAAGAGACTTAGGTAGATTAATAACAATAGGAGTACTTGTAGGTATTTTATTAGCAGGTGTGTTATCAGGTTGCTCAACATTATTGTACCCTTCAAATCAAGTAATGGTTACACATGTGTTAGCATTAACAGAAATGGGTGATACAGTGAAGATAAGAATAGATCAAATAAGACCTCAACAAATGTATAATGTTGTTGGTTATGACTTTGTTAGATGGCAAGATAATAGATATTACAACCCGTACAATGATTATAGATACGATTATAGGTATCATGATAGTAGGTGGAGATACCATGGTAAAGCAAATGGCACATATGGTCATATAATACCAAACCCAAACAATAATAATAACGCACCTATAACAGTAGGAAGCCCTGGTGGGTCACAAAGTTATGGTGGTAACACAACGGGTGGTGGTAGTAATCCAGTTGCTACTAACCCAGTTACATCAACAGGTGGCGGTAAAAAGAATAACTAACAAAATAACAACAATGGCAGCAAAAAAAATTAGCGAAGATACAGAAGTAAAATTAGATCTTAAAACAATTGGTTTATTAGTTGGTGGTGTAATGTCACTTGCTAGTATGTGGTTTACATTGCAAGGAGAAATACAAGAACTCAATAATAAAATAGATAATTTTGGTAGTGAAGAGTTCGTGCAAAAAATGGAGTTTCAGTTAAAAGATGAACTTGTTAGATCAACTATTATACAAATAGAAAAATCAACTGAAGTGTTAAAAGAAGATATACTAGACAATAAACAGTCTATAAAAGAATTAGAGGATAAAGTTTATAAAAGATGAAAAATTTAATAACAATATTATTTATATTATGTGGTTTTTTTGCTCATGGTCAAAGTGGAGTTAAAGTAATTCACTTTAATTACAAGTGGAACGACAAAAATAACTATAACATTAGAGGGCTTAAAAATGCTAC